ATCATCAATAGGTCCATTTAGACCATCTATAGCTGTAACCTCCATTCTAGACTCTTCGTCAAAAAAGTAATCAGAACCTTGCCCCTGATGAGACCTAAAATCAGTTCCTGGATTCTCTATCTCAAACTTTTCTCCTACCTCATAAAACAAACCAGAAACCTCTGATTGTATAGATTTTTTAGGTCTATATATTTCTACTATAAGTCTATTATAGCCGTTATGTGAAAAATCATAGTCAGTATGATCAACATCAGCATGATCAATAGCTATACTACCATCAATAGTTCCATTATTTGCTGTAGAAAAATCTATATCGTTACCAGCATCTGTAGGACTATCTATAACAATGTAAAATCCTGGAATACGATCAGATCCACCAACAGCATCCTGAATCTCCTCTTGAGTGTAAAAATCATAAGAAGATATAGGAATGTCTATAGACTCTTTAAAATAACGCCTAGAGTTTTCATTACTATTATCATTTGACTGATTTGATAAACCAAAAGATATGTACCTAACCCTATCACCTTTTGCGTAAACATAATCTATTACAGCTGATGTAGAATCTAAGTAACTCTCCATATCAATATCCTCTTCACCTAATCCTTTTAATGACCCTAAGCCTAAATATATCTTATTAGAGTTGTTACCAGTTCCTTTATACGAGTTTAGTATAGGGATTTGTATAAACTCATCTACAGTAGTATTACCAGAATAAACCCACTGATAATGAGTTGCCCACACTGGAGGTTTGTGATATATCTTCCACTCAAGACCATTAAATGTACTTTGATTTTGAGAAATCTCAGTATAAAAAGGTGCGTACACGTTTGTACCTGAATTAAAACTATTTATAGCCTTTGAGGTATTAACAAAAGAAGCTCTATTTGTCTCGTCATAATAGACTAAGCCAAAACCATGATTAGCCCCAGTTTTGTAAGATTTACCAAAAGAAGGTGCACCTCTAAAAGACGATTTTATAGCAGATATTTGACTATGATACATGTTTGTAGTTCCACCTGAACTAGTTCCTTTACCTGCAAATTCTAAATTAGGAGTTGTGCCTTCACCAGTTTCTGTATAATTAGTGTCATTACTAGGTATGTCAATAAATATACTGTCAGGTAGTGGGTCATAATCTTGTAAATAAGTAAATGTTATAGATAATTTTTTATCAGATGTATTGTAAGACGCTGTTGTTAGGTCATGTTTAGGTGCAGTTTGCAAACTACCACCAGTATAAGTATGGACGAAATAACCCACACTATTATCTAAATCAAAGTCTCCAACGTTAATTCTTTCTTCAAGGTGTAATCCTATAGCGTTAATATTACCAGGATTAAATATAGATGATTCATGTCTAAAAAAACCACCTCTAGGAATAATACTTGATCCTCCAAACTGCCCATGATTTTGAAATAAAGTTTTAGTCCATTCGTAATTAATTTCTATAATTCCTTCACCACCATTTGTTTCTGGGTCTATATTAGAAAGATCAAAACTAACCTTAAAAACAGTACTAATGTTTGGACCACCTGCATTTACAACTTCAAAGTCAGGACCACCACTATAATTAGTTATGCTACCTCCAGTAATTGAATTTATAAACTGATTAGAAGCTTCTAAACTAGTTACAGGGTTTATCTGTAAATTGCAGTATATATCTGTATTGTCATATCCATCAACAACGTTACCATACGCTATTCTATTCTTAGGTAGTATAGTTTGAGCTTTCGCTAGTTTAGGTAAAGCATCTTGAAGCTTATCAATATCTGTTTTAGATACAAAAGGATAAACACCATCATTTCTAAATATTGCAGTTGAAAACTCAACATTAGTTTGAGTAGATCCACCAAAAAACAAACTAGGGGTAAAGAAAAGAGATTCGTTCTTTCTTCTTTTTAAGTACTTTATAAAGTCATTAGGTATAGTTTCTACAAGGAAAAACTCACCATCATTACCATCCCTAGCTACAACTTCTACCTTATCCACATAAGATATACTATCGTTATACTTTATATTTATAATATTATTTACAGCGTTGTTAATAGTAGTGTTGTCTTCACCAGAAATATATCTTTTAGTATAAACGCTTTGGTTAGCTACATCTGATATACCACTATATGCTGATACAGTACCATCCTTGTAAACATATCTATATCTAAACTGAAAAAATTTACCAACTATATGGTTTACCCTAGCAGGCTCTTTGTTAAAAGAAAATTCAGGCTTATATCTTGGTTGATGAGATAAAGCGTCAAGGTATACCATCTTATCTTCAACTTCCCCAAAACTAATTAAAGGAGAGTAAGCGTCATCAGGCTGTGCGTACAACACTCTACCCCCAGGAGATGTTTCTGCTAAATCAATAAATGGCGTACTAGTTATAATACCATTATCAGTATTTAAAGCAGAATTAAAAGATGATAAATCAAAATTGATATAACTAGCACCTGCATAAGCCCACTCAGTAGTAGCTTCAAAAGTATGAGTGTCAACGATGTAGTCAATCTCAATTAAATGTGCATTACCACTAACCACAACGCAAACAAAGTCACCAGGAAACAATTCATCAGTAGGAGTAGTTCCCTGCATTGTAACAGTTTTATTGTTTTGCGTTAAGGTAACATGAGTTGTTCCTTTTGCGAACCTCTTAATAATACCGACAGCTTTAGCGTAACCATTATACCCTTTACCTAACAAGTCTGGAGATATTATACCAAACTGTTGAAGATACAAGTGATCGTTTTTTTCAAAAGGGTGATTATTAGTTACACCAACTAATATAGTTCTAGTATCTTCTTTCAATGTAGATGAGAATACAGCAGTAGTACTTGACCCTGAAGTTGACTCTTTTAATATACCTTGAAATGTAGGACCAAGTTTTATATACTGCTCGTTTCTTTTAGCTTTCTCTACATCAATCTTTCTAGGTCTATTAAGGTTATCTGTCCAATACAGTATATCTTCAACCTTATTGATACCAGTTATAAGGTGGTCTTTATCAAAGTTTAAGATATTTTCATTAATCCCATTACTACCTGTTTTACCATCTTGATAAACCACAGTAGTCTTGTTTTCAACTTGGCTATACTCTATAATGCAATCGTACTTACCAGAAACACCAATATTATCTTCAGAGTATAAAAAGTAATATATACAATTTGTAGTCTTATCTTCATAAGAACCTATGCAGGTATACTCTCCCGACAAAGATTTAGTTGAAAAACTTTTATGTAAGTCTGAGTTTTTATTTTTTATTGTTAAAGACATTGTTGTTGTTTAATTAATTTATTAATCAAATGGGACACCATTATTTATTGTAAACTCAAGTGCTTTACCAATATGAGAACCAAACCAAAATATTCCTCCACTTGTAGACTCAGCAAATCTTTTTAAATAAATATCATCTGAAAATGTTACATTATCACCTTCATTTTGGTTATAATAAAGTAATATCTGAACCATGCCTATATCAAAAAACTCACTTAAGGAATCTACATTAATTACTGGATCAACAAAATTTACACCTGCACTAATAGTAGGATTTGGTGCTGTAGAAGTTAACTCAGTAGTGTTTTCGTCAAAGTTAGCAAATATAATATGCATAACTTGAGTTGGATAACCACCTCCTGGTATCTCAAACTCAATAGTTTGACCATTAGTAAACTTGTTTGTTATATAGTAACAGAAATTATTTGTAGGGCTATGTGGTTGATCACGCAAAGCGTCCAATTCTTGTTCGGTTATAAAAACTATGTTTTCGCCATAAAAATCTTCACCATTGATTGTCCATTCTGGCTTTACACCACAAAAAGCACCTGCTGTGTGAAAATATGAAGGAGTTGCCCATTCAGAAGTGATCCCAACCTCTGGACCCTTTACACAATAAGTTCCTGCAACAACATTATCTCCCAAAAGTATATTATCTAAAACAGGATCGAAACCAAGCCCAGCATTCATATTCTCTATAGTAAATATAGCGTTATCAAGTTGAAATTGTAAATCATCAATGTACAGTTGTGCAGCATCAAGGTTTCCTTCTAAAGTGGATACAGTTAATTGATGCGATTGCTGCATAGTTTCTAAAGCAGAAATATCTGCATTTGAAGCTAAGACATATAGGTTGTATTGATTATAAAGCTGAGTCGTAACAGCGTTAGAAAAATCTGTAACAGAGTCTACATAATCTGAAAGTCTATCTCCTAGGGGAGTAAACGCAGTAGTCTCTGAATAGCCAGGAACGATTAATGATAGATAATTCTCATACTGTGACTCACCTATAAACTCCTTAAAGGTATCTAAACCAGAATCTTGCCACCCTATAACATCAGAGTTAATTAAATTAAATAATTCATTAAAGGACGTTTGATGTTCTGGAACTAAATTATTTAAATTAAAAGCAAACATCTCTTGAGCATCATTACCCACTCGAATATTTGTGATTCTATATTCAATATTTACATTCGGAACAGGAGGAAATACAATAACAATATTAGCGTATCTATCTAAATAATCACCTTGATACCCTACGTTATTATTAACAACAGTAAAGGTATGTAAAAAAGGTTCTGGGTTATTTGATCCTCCAGGAGTTAAATTGTATTGTTCATCAATGGCAACCTCTTCAGATGAATTATAATTACCTGTAGTATCCCATTGATTAGTTATCTGCACACTTATATTATTTGGTATTGACGCAGAACCAGATGTAGATGTATTAACAACTTCAAAAGTTATTGACAAAGTTATTTCAGCACCATTTACCCAAGCTGCTGAGTTTTGAAAGGAACTGTAAGGAAGTCTAAAAGCTCCATAAGAACTTCCTACACTAGAAATTGCTTTTAAGTGGCCGTTTTGTTCAAATAAAAATGAAGGTAATGAATTTACAGAGTTTCCAGCAGTAAGATATGCATTATCATAAAAAGTCCACTCATTTTCATAATCAGAAGTTGGAGAAAAATCCTCCTCATAAATAATTTGATTATCTATATTCAAAGCGTTATATGCTTCTAGACTTAGATTATATGATAGAGTTGTATCGATATAAATTTGATTAAAATTATCAAGTATAGACAATATTATAGCATCAGATATAGCGTTAGCATTAAGCTGTTCCTGCAACGCATCTATTTGCTCTCCAAGTTCGTAAACGTTAGTCTGAAGATTAACTATTGTGGCATCTTGATCCGAAACCTGAGTGGTAAGGGAAGTAATATCTACTTCTAAAGCTGCTACTTCAGCATTATGCTGTGCATTAAGATCAGCTAAATCTTGATCAAACTGTGCTTGCAAAGCGTATTGTGCAGCTTGGTCAGCAGCTTCTGCATCATCTAAAGCTTGTTCATGTTGAGCAATAAGGACAGCCACTGCATGATTATGATCCAATGTTAATTGAGCAATCTCTGCAGCATGTTCATCATCTTGATCCTCCATGTCTTGAACATACTGAGCTAACATTTGATTAAGAGAATCCACAAGATCCTCAAGGTTATTATTAGCATTTTCAAGTAATGCTATCTCAGCCCCTAACTCAGCCTCTAAAGCTGCTAATTCACCTCCATGAGCCACATTTATAGCTATAATAGCGTCTGCTAATGTTACTATCTCTGCATTAAGTTCAGCTATTGTTATTACTTGAGATGCTGTTAAATCCTGTTCAGCTTCTAAATCGTTTACAGCTATATTTAATTGAGACTGAACGTAATTTAACTGATCACCAACTGACTCTAAATCTTCATTCAAACTAGCTATCTCTATAAGCATAGCGTCATTTTGCTCTTGATAAAAATCAAGCTGCTGACCCAGATTACTAATAGTACTAACGTGATCAGAAATAACACTTTCAGCTAATTCTAAATTAGACTCAGTCTCTCCTAGTTCTGCCAATGCTGTTGCTGTTAAATCTATCTGATTAGCAAGATCCTCCTGTAAATTGTTATTAGTAATATTTAGTTCAATTAAAGTCTGTTGTTGCTCACCATATATTTGAATTTGATGTGCTAATTCTTCTTGTAAGCTATTAAAATCATTAATTATAGAGTCTGTAATTTCGATGGAATTTTCAACTATTTGATAACTATTAAGAGTCATCATTGTTCCGTTTCCAAAAACTTGCAAAACATCAGATTCTCCAACATCAAATCCTTCTGCTTGACTTAAAATATTATTTATGCTATGATAACTATACCCTAAGGCTAACTTAAATTTAACACCAACAGGTCCTACAACGATAACAGTAAAGTTGTTTTCACCATTAAAAGTTGCGTTTTCAGAAAATGTTAAAAAGAATTTTTCAGGATCTATATTAAAATTTAAAGGCAAACCGTCACAAAGGATAGTTTTACTTTCAGAAAATTCATTATGTAAAAATGCAGATAAGTTATTTTGATTTGAGTCAAACTCAAACTGTCCAGATGAAAATGTAGATGAATTTATAGTCAAAAAAGGCTCAAACTCATAATCATTATTTTGATCTGCTGGGTTAAGGCTCTCCCTATAAGAGAAAACGTTTACTTCAGGGAAATTCGCAGGTGACGTAGGCTCTTCTCCTGCAACAAACGTAATTCTCCATACAGTTCTATTACCAACTTCGTAAAAAGTACCGTTAGGACTTATAACAACACCATCATCATTAGCGTCTGTATTAAAAACACCTCCAGTATCAAAAGATGGTAACAACATTATAGAAACGTTTTCACTAGGAGTTATTGGTATACTAGAATCTTCAGAAAAAGTATAAGTATACTGAATATCAGGTAGGCCAGGGGGAGAATACCTTTCACCGCCTGTTGAATTTAAAGATACAGATACACCAAGATCAAAATTAACACCAGCAACGTCACACTCAACTACAACATCAAAATAACCACCATGCAACATAGCGTTTTGACCAAATGTTAAAAGTTTTATGCTTGCCGTATATTGATCTCCAGTATTTACATCATACACGTTAATACCGCTATTGTAAGGACCAACACTACCAAACTGAGAGTATAAATATTGAGCTGTAAAAGTATGATTAACATTTCCAGACCAATTAAACTCACCAATAGGAATATTTCCATTTGGCCCAACTGAAAGTAAAGTAAATCTGTATTCAGAATTATTTTGTTCCCATCCTTGTATCCTTATAACCTTTTGATAGAATACAGTCGCAGGATTTATTTCTTCATATAAACCATTATCATTAACAAAAAATGTTTCTGATTCTGTAGAATAAAAATCAAAAGGGACTACCTCGTTACCTTCTATATTCTCTAAAGACCCAACAGTTCCATCAACAGATGTTGCTGCTCTAACATTTAAAGCGTCTATGTAATCTGGGTTTTTAATAAGACGAACATCTCCGTCTTTATTCATACCACCTAAAAAACTTCTCTTATCTAAAGGCATTTAATTTATATTTTTGGAGATTGCTTAAATGCTTTCCTAGAAACCTGCATAGCAGCCTCTTTATTAAAGTTCATCATCCTAGCTCTAGCTAATCTCTTCTCGTTATAGTAAGCTCTTTTAGCCATTTGTTTCTCGTTAGCAGGAATACCACGTTTTCTCTGAATGTACTTGTAGTACATATAAGACCTTAAAGCTTCTTCGCAAAACTTATGTATCTTAGGTACATCACCTGAAGAACCTAATTGAAGTAAAGATTGGCTATCTACAGAAAAAAATGCAGATGAGCCATCATACAAATTACTATCAAACTCTCCATCAGTACTTAGTAAATCTAAAGGATCTGAAGTAAGATTACTAATTGTTATAATAATATTATTTTGATCATCAACTGCTGTTATGTTAGAGTCGTTAGGAGAAACATGATACCTTGGGTGACCATTATTTATAACATCAGTTAAAGCTTCTGCAACGTCAATGCTTGAGCCATCAAATAAATTAACATAAACCTCTGTAGATAAAGGATTACTACTTAAATTATCGTAATCATATATTATTGCTCCAGTCGAATCCATTACAGCAGTATCTTTAAAAGTATAAGTAATCACACCTCCAGACCTAGATGGTATTTTAATTGTTGTATCGTTAGAAATACCAGCAAGAAGATTTGAACTTGCAAGAGGAGTAGCTATATTAAATTTAACAATATGATCCTCTCCAGGTGTAGCGGTAATGCCATCAGATATATACTCCATAAACACTGTTTTACCACCAACATCTGAAGAGAAGTTTATAGTACCATCTTGTCTATTTATTCTGTAATAACCTAAAGTATTTTTTCCTCCACCTATACCAAACTTTTTTCCTATATCTGTATGATAATAAGGATTGTTTTCATCATAAGCTTCATCCCCAACTTGAGACGCTACACTAGCATCTAACACTAAGTTAGGGTTACTACCTAAGGAGTGAAATTCATCATCATCTCCTCTATATCCAATTCTATTTATTTTTACGTAATCAGCAGGTAAAGTACACTGAAGTGTTGTAGAGTTTACAGCAAGTGTAGTAGTCTTAACCCTTTGCTCAACATCAAACGTAAGCTCTCTTAAGCCTTGTAAGGCTAACAATCTTAGCTGATATACACTAGCTTCTTTTTCGTAAGATGTGTCGTCAATCATTAACTGAAAATCGTTAACAATTTCTTCTATTGTTGTGTAATCTATTGCCATAATTAACTATCTGCTTTTAATTCGTTACCTTGAGCATACTGAACTAATTGAGCCTCTCTTAAGTTAACCCCAAGATATTCTAATATTTTAACTACAATTTCACCATGAACTCTAGAAGGTAATCTAAACTGAGTTGAATTAGACGGGTCATGTACAGGCTTTCCAGCGACAGTAACATAGTTCCACTGAGGTGGTATAGACGGTAAATGGTAGTAGTAAACCATCACATTCTTTATAGAATCAGGAAATATTTTTATTTTTAACCTTTCGCTTGTAGAAGATCCACTCATAAGACCTATAGGAAAGTCCATTGAAGGTTTAACCAAACTACTTCTAAGTACTTTATTTATATCTTCAGGTTTTACTATTTCTAAAGGTACATGAGAGTTTATACCAAAATTTTCATCTGGTAATATAAAAATTTCTTTTATTAAAAGAACATCGTTGGAAAGACTAACCTCTGCCTCTGAGTATCCAGATGCAACTACAGAGGATGAAACGTTAAATCTTTTTGATACTAAAAAGGGAGCTAAATCTTGTTCTGCCACTTCAGGTGTCAAAGACTCCTCTATAAATCCTGCAGCCTTTTTTTGTGTAGACTTTTCTTGTAGTATACTTAACCTTTTGTTTACTAGCTCTAACTCTGCTTGTTTAGCTAAAAGATTAAAATCAGACGGTGTTATAAACCCTCTCTGCTCTTTATTAGCAAAGGTTTGTACCAGTCTATATATTTCATCAATCGTCATTATTGTATATTTTATTCCCTAGCAAAAGTACGAAATTAATTCGTATAACAAAAAAAGGGAGACTGTTAAGTCCCCCTCTTGCATATATAACATTAATACATTATCCATTAATTGCTTTTAGCCTACGCTCTATCTCAGCGTATATCTGCTCTCCCTCACCTTCAGAGCAAAAGTCTACCATTCTCTCGATAGGCTTAACTCCAATTGCAGGGACACAAATAGTGTTACCTGAAGATACCCAAGTTACACCTGTCTTCTTCATAGAGATAATACCTGATTCCTCAGCCATTAGTAAAAGTTGCTTCATCTCTGTACGAGGGTCATTCATACCTGCTAAGAAAGCTGTAGGATTCTTCTCTGCTTGAATCTTCATATCCCAGCGAATTTCATCTACACTCTTGTTAGTGTTAACACCTAATACCTTAGCATACCCTACAAGCTCATTTAAAGGCATTTTAAGGGCAGCTTGAACAGCGTCTATAACATCGTTTACTTGAGATATTTTTTCTTGAGCATTCTTCTCATCATCCTTTACAGTAAACAATACAGTTTTAGATTTTATTCTATGAGGATTACTACCATTAGCATTACAAGTGTCTAGATACTTTTTAAGGGTAGGATTAGTATGATCTACAAATAAATATCCGTTATTAAAAGCTATAGGTTCTCTCATCTTAGCACCCTCTGGTTGTTCATCTACAAATATAGATGGCTCTCCAGGGATATATCTAATCTTTCTGTTTTCTCCTGTCTCAGGATCAAATATAACATCCTCAGCCTTTAGTAAAGAAACTATAGGGTACTGAGGCATACCATTTCTTTTTTTAGAATAAGATTTAAGATTATAAACAGTTGGTTTGAAATCTTCTTTTCTATTAGTAAATCGAGGGGTGAATTTTTTTTCTACTACGGGAGCTTTAGCTTCAACCTTAGTATTCGTAGGAGGCGTAACAGCCTTACGAGTTTTTGTTGGTGTCATAATAATTATTTTCTAAAATTAACTTAAAGTTTTATAAAGGGGGAGAGTAAATCCCTCCCCCAGTAATATAATCAACTATTGCTTATTAAGCAGCACCTGATATTCCAATAGAAGCTACTGTAGCAGATGTAGGTAAAGCCTCTACATCAATAAAGCCAACATGATTTTTTGGTAGGCTATTTATAGCCTCAGCAAGATCATGTAAAAAAGCTTTAGCGTCTCCACTAGCAACTGTAATAACAGCTTTCGCTTGTTCATCGTTTGCAGTCTCGTCTGTTGGATCTGCAAGCAAAGTTTGATAGAATATCTCTATTGAAGTTGCAGAAGCACCATCTATAGCTAATATTCTTGAAGCAGGAAGCATCATGTAATCAGTACTTGAAACTTCTAAATATAAGTATCTCTCCATTTTCTTATGTCTTTATATATTAATAATTATGATTTTTTGAACAATAAGAAACGGTTAGGAGCAAATCCTTCAAAACCACGTTCAGTACGGTAGTTACAACGTAACTCATCTGTTTCGTTAGTTTTGTTTTGTAGAACTGCAGAACCAGTTAACCAGTGCTCCATCTCACGAGAGTATCCGTTAGCTGCTTTATATCGCATACGTAACGAAGGAATCTTCTCACCAGAACGAGCATCTTTTTGTGAATCCATAGGGATACACATACCGTAACCATTGTAGTTAAATCCAGTACCACCTAATAAGTCAGGACGGTTAAATAGGTCGTAAGTTTTCTTGTGGAAAGTGTAACCACCACGAGAGAACGAGTTGAAACCTAAGTTCAACGCCATGTCTTTGTTATTAGCGAAAGTACCATAGTTAGCACCACCAGCAGCGTAAGCTCCTTGTGCAGCTAATAAGTCATCAATATCTAAAGATAAGTTGATACCAGCGTAAAGAGCCATCTCTTTTGAACCTCTGTATTTGTCTAAAGACTTAACAGCAGCATCAAAGTCAGCCATTGTAATTGCTGAAGAACCAAGACCCATAGTTTGACCTTTGTTTTCAATAAATGGTAAAAGACCTTCAGTTGTTACAATAGAAGAACCTGTTGCGTCATCAGCAGCACCATCACGTAAAGTACCATCACCAGACTGACCAATAATCATTGCTAATTCAGCATAATCTTGGAATCTTTGATAAGTATCAGCCTCACCTTGTAGGTACCATAAGTAACCAGAACCAAACTCAGGAGAGTTTACTTTTACATAAACAGCGTTAGTTGCCTCAGAACCAGAAACAGTGAAAGATTCTTTAATAATCTGACATTTGTTTTGGTATTGAGTTACACGAGGCGTAATACCAACTGGTTGACCAGTTTGCTCTGCATAAGCATTACCTACTATAGCGTAAGCTTGAGAAGCTTTAGTTGCAACAACAGCACCATTCATATCTTTTACGGTAAAGTCGTTGTCGTTACCTAAAACTGCTGTTACATAGTACATGCTGTTATCAGCACCTAAAATTAAATCTCCATCACGAAGAGCTGAGTTTCCAGCATCACTAGAACCATCAGTAAATCCGTCAGCAATTTCTAACTCACTAGATGCAATTTCTGCCTCAAAGTGATTATGAAGAAGAGTTTCTTCATAGTGCTCAAAAGTTTGAGCTGTTGTTTCTTTTTTAGAACCTAAAAGTTCCATTAAGCCAGTAATACCTTGATTACCGTATCGCTTAATTAGTTGCTCATCCACATCACGTTTATGTAAAGGTACATTTGCTGCTGTTCCGTCAGAAGACGCTAACAAAGTAGCACTACCAACATAGTTAGATGTAGTTGCAACTGCTACATTAGAAGGAGTAGGCACCATAGTAGGTGACGTTCCTAAACTTACACTTGCCATTTTTTTATATTTTTAAAATGATAATTAATTTATTTTTCCTTAACCAAGTATTTGTCGTCTCAACATGTCGAGAGTTGACTCTTGCTTTGCAGGAGCTTCTTGTTTATCCTGAGTAAACGAAGGGTTCTTAATCTCATTAATTACGCTTTCTGTTCCTTTACTTCTATACTGATTAGCGACACCCCTAACAATCTTATCTATATTGTTTAAGATGTACATATCCGTATTTAAAGCGTCAAAGTCCCAGTCACCACTTTCATTAACATACTTGTCAAAGAAGTTTTCTAGGTTAGAGTTATACCCTTTAATCTCCTGACGAGCTTCGTCATCAAGATTGTAAATAAACTCTTCGCCTTGGTCATTCATTTCAAATGATAAACCATCGAGGTCATCGACCTCAGATTCCATTTGACCTAACCATTCACCTCTTTCTGCTTCAGATATTCCAGGATCATCTGCTTGCATTGGCATAGCATAATCTTCCTTGATCTGATTAAAGTAGTCTCTAGCAGCTTTAGCGTCCTTCATAAGTTGAACCTTACCAGCGTTGGTTTCTCTCTCACTATAAGCCTCTTTGTCTGTTTTGTACGTTGTCGCCATATAATCATTTAACTCTGCATCAGTTAAATTTGGATTATCTAATCTTAGATACTCCTTCATTAAAGCGTCATCAGACACGTTGGTTAAATCAACCGTTTGAGTGTTTAGGTAATCTTGAACTGTACGACCAGTATTCTTAACATACTCATTAATAACTTGAAGCTGCTCGCTAGCAAAGTCATTGCTTTCTGTTTCTGTACTAGTAGTCGTGTTAAGATCATCAAATGATGTTAGGTCTCGCCCAAGCTTTTCGCTAAGGTATTGTAAGACAACTTCATCATCACTGATTTCCTCACCCTCTTGTGGTTGACTAGTTTGAGGTTGTTCCTCAACGTTAGTAGTTTCTTCAGTATTTAAAGAACTCTCACCTGTCAAGTCTATAACGTTAGATTGCTCCTCTGCTACAGGTTGCTCTGACTCGACTGCTTGGTTTTCATCACCAGTCAAGTCAACGATATTTTGTTTAGATTCAGGTTGTACAACCTCGCCTCCAAACTGTTTTACTAATTCATCTCTTATATCCATTGTCTTAAATTTAATTTATGTTATTTTCGCAAATATAAACTATTTTATATTAATGTCAAACTATTGAGGTATGTTTTGATTCTCACCTAAAGGACCTCTATTGCCTTGTCTCTGTTCAATCATCTGAGATTGATTCATAGCAGACTGCTCTTGGACAGCTTTACGAACCTCTCCCTGAATAGACGCAGCACCCTCTTTACCAAGGTTACTAAGCTCTATTTCCCTCAACCTTCTTTGATGCTGAGATTGTTCAAACTGTTCTTTTAACTGAAACTCTAATTGTTTAAGTTGCATATCAGCTTGAACTTTAGCTTGAACACGAGCCTGTTCTATCTGCATCTCAGTCTGCAACTCTTGTTGCTTTAGCTGTGCAGCTTGTTGAGCAGACTGCTGTTGTAGTTCAGCGTTTTGCTTAGAAGCTTCTTGTGCTTGCAATTGCTGCTCTTCTTGATATTTCTTCCTTCTTAAAACAAGCATTTGATTAGCCATCTTAATATTCTTAATAGATCTAATCATAATGGCATCTTCTAATCTAATTTCTTTCTGAGCTATAGATGCTTGTATATTCTGCTCCATCATCTGCTTCTCTTCCTCGCTAGGTGCAACATCTAGTGTTATACCAAACTCGTGAATAGAAAGCTTCTTCATCATATCTATAGAGTACATTGCAGTATCACCTATAACGTTAGCATACATCTTATGTAACCCTTTAAAGTTTACTAAATCTTGCATACGAACAGTTATGCTTTGAGAAACTCTTGTTGTAACGTTAAGATAAGCATCGTTAATATCTCTAGTAGCATTGTTAGATGCTAATAGAGATAGTTTTTGAACTCCTACCAAAGCTTCGCTAGATGGCTTAGAAGCGTCTCTAGATTCGTTTACACCAGTCACATCACGAATCATTTGCATGTTGTGATTATAAACACCTATAAGAGTGTTAAAATCACGACCTATACCATTCTCTAACTCCTGAATTGGCATAGCCCCAGTCATCTGACCTTCATCATCTATACGTCTGTAATATATATTACCAGTTTGATCGTATATCTCTTGAAGCTCCATAGGCGTAAATGTACCACCATCACCTTTTGAAACGTTTTCCAAAGAACCTATTTCAAAAGCCGCACCCTTTGGTCTAGCTTTAGCTAAAGTATGTTGTATTTTAAGGTGAGCTAATTGTATTTGGTCAGCAAAAGGAATCATTCTATCTACTAAAGAACGACTCTTCATTTTGTATAAGTTTGGTTGATACACTATATAAGACAACCTTGTTTCAGATAAGTTAGACTTAGCCCTAGGCATATCTTGCATCATGCCATAATTAAATATATAATCTGTTCCTACAATGTACTTACCCTTGTATATAACCTTTACTGTTTGACCTATATCTTCTCTCTTTGTTTTAGAGTTTTTAGGTTTTTTATAATTAGAAGGTTTTTTGTTTACAGAGTAACCACCAAATCTATTTTCTTTCTTCTCATATTTTAAAGAGTGACTTGTAATAAACTCAGCATCTAATATATTAACACTAAACTTATCGTAGTCATAAGTCTCGTTACCATTCTCGTAATAAGCTTGAGTGCCATAATTTGCTGGGTTATTATTTTTTCCAGCATACTCTCTAGCTATTTTAATATAATCCTCTTCACTAAACTCATCTCCAGCTTGCATTTTTAAGTCAGCAATAGTGATAGAATAAACCTCACCTGCGTGTCTTATATTTTTAAAGTCTGGTTTAGCAGAAAAAGAAGTTATAAGGTTTACGGGGTCAACGTGACGTATCTTAACACCTTCTGTTTTTGAAATTTCTGTTTTAGCAGCACATAAACCTAAAACAACAAGATCACGAATCATATATCGTTTAACCTCGTCATAGTCGTTAATATCTAAAGTGTACTCTATTGCTTTCTCTAAAGCTATTTCTACATTTTGCTTATAATTAAGTGCCATAAACATTTCAACTTCTTCAGAGCTTTCAGCAACAAACTCTTTAGGAGCTAAAGGTAAACCAGTTTCATCCTCTAAGTTTTGTAAGAAATCTTTAGTTAACATGTTGCCATACAACTGCTTTTTCTTTTCCATTCTTTCGTTAGCAGCAACAGGATCTATAGTTTTAGCTTTTATATCATAGTCTTGATTAACCATTCCGTTAACAATAACGTCAACAAACTTAGGTATAACAGATACAGGGCTCCAGTCTATATTTAAATAAGAAGAATCCCCTTGAACATCAAGAAGGTCTTTATATTTACCTACATCTTGGTTTCCCTCAGCGTAAGATCTGTTACGATTATATCGCATCTTACGATCTCTAAAATATACGTCACCATTATTATGCCACTCGTAGTACATGTTTTTAAAGTACTCAAGTCCATACTCTTTAGTAGCTTTTTCTTCGTTAGTTGCTAAAGGTGATGGATAACCATTTAATTTGTTTTTATTATTACCGTAAGTCATGATTTTATTTGTTTGCTAAACATTCCTTTGTTACTATATCTTTTAACTAAAGGAGATGACACCTTTAATTCTTTTTTAGGTTTTATATATTTCTGTGACGCTAGTAAAGCCAATGAAGACGATATACTAGCATCATACTTTGTTCTATTATCTATCTCGAACCTACTCCAATCATCAAGAAGCGTATTAAAAAAACATCTACCAATCTCTCCAGTCTCTGCGTTATACCCTACATGATCATATATATATGTTGCTATAGCCTCTGCTTGAGCATTTATAACTGCAGCACCTGATCCAGGTATACCTTTAGTCTTTTGTTTTCCTCTACTCCACTCTGTGTGAGTCATATCTGGTCTATCCATCAAGTACTCATAGTATCCTCTGTTTTCAAAATACTTTAGTATTCCCACCTTATTATTCTCTACCAATATCTGACAGCCATAGAATACGCACATCTTAATCATATCCTCGTAAAATATTTCTGCTTTAGGAGGTCTATTAATGTACTCACATACAAACTGCATAGACGCATCACTTGACATGCTAAACTTATGAAATACATGAGCAGCAGCATCAGACCTTCTACCATCGGTAGTCGTATCATGATCGTAAGGGTCACAGCCTGCAACAAGTTGATCTGATCTACCAGGAAACTTTTTATTAAATCTAGACGATACAACGTTTTGATTCTGAGCCTCTGGAACCCAAGTGATTTCCCACTTACCCTTTCTGTGAGGTATCCATATAACCTCGCTATCCTGTACGCCATTTTTCCAAACAAACTCACCCCTTGTTGTAGGAGTATTATTAACTTCGTTGTAATCCATTTGTTGATAAATTCTCTCGACATCAAATATACAACTTTGTGTATCATTTCTAAATGCCTCTTCTATAGTAAACGGAAACTGACGCTTAAACTCTGATAACGCTGTTGTATCATTCTTTAAAGCATCCCTTCTGTTTTGTATATAATCTTTAGCACCAGTATCAACAAGCATATCATCAATCCCCATTACAGGAGTCTTTGGAGTATCTACAACACTATAACCATACTCGTCAATAAATCCCTCTAGGTTATCAAACGCAGGTATAAATAACTTATACAAACCGCTCTTTGTCCTACCATTGAGATCTTTCTCTCCCATATCAGAGTTGTAGAATATATCTTTAAACTCTGCACCACCATCCTGTTGTTTATTAGCAGTGGAACCCATCATACACTTTCCAACAACCTTTCTACCCAGTAGTAAACAAGTTTGAGTTACACCCCAGTTTTTCTTAATAGAGTTTTGCCCTGTCCACTTACCAGCCTCATCATGTATAAGAAGTTTAAGCTTCATACCATCATAGCTGTTGTCTGCTGTGTTTCTCCAATCTATTATAGAATTTAAAGCTTCAGACTTTTCTATATGCTTTTGATTCTTAGTAATCTTTTTAGCTGGCTCTCTAAACGCTAGCTCTACACGAGGATTACTAGAACCATCCTGTATAGGTTGAAAGAAGAAAGGGTAGTTTCTATATATACGAACTACTTTGTCAGTAAACATAGTCTTAGCATCAGCTCCAGTTTTAGAAAGCAAACCAAAGTTACTATCGTAAATCTGTGTAGCCTGATTAACTATCTCACTACTAGCCATATAAGAAAAACCACTACGTCTGTTCTTAAGAAAACACATTCCGTAAGAGTTCTTGTCGTTTTTACACGCTTCCCAAAAAATAAAGAACGTTCTGTTAGCATCCCTATAATCAGGATAACCAACATCTATTTTACTCCACTGGATAAACATATAATGAGATCCAGTAATATAAGTAGGGATGCCATTGTTGTAAAACCACAATCCTTCTCTTCTACGTCTAAACTCCTCTTCTATGTAGTCTACATAATCTGTAGCATTATCCCTTGTTAAACCCTTTGGTATATCCTCTCTAGTCCACTTTTGTTTTTTCTTAGGGAGGTTATGATATAGTATATCTTTTTTATATCTAGGCTTTTTAGGTAGAACTATCTTTAAGTTATCAAACTCTAAGATCTCTCCTTCGTTACCCTCTATTAGATATATAGTATCACTTTTTTGCATACCGTTCAGCAAAAGACCCTTTAAAGTCTTTTTTCTCTTCTATTAAGGATTCACCTTCCTTGATTCTATCCTCAAGGTTTTTTATTCCTAAAAGAATTTCTTGACAATCTTCAAAGCATTCTCTTTTTGCTTTTATAGCTTGTCTTCTTTTAGCATCATCTTCCTCTATTAAAGGTTTGCCTATCTCTTCAATAAGAAGATCTACAGCTCCTTTACTTGCTTCTATTAACTTCTCTAAAGTCTTAAGAGCATAATCTCTATTCTGCTCCTTCATATACAGCTAATACATCAAAGTTACGCATACGAAGAAGTTTTCTACCATCTATGTCCATATCGTACTCAGAGTTCTCGCTCCACATAACTCTATCTCCCTCGCTAACACCCTGCTCTTTCATCCAGTCAGTTATTATAACTGCTTTACCATGAAGCTCAACTTCAGATGCTGAAGTCTCTAGAAATATTCCAGACTCAGATTGCTCTGGTTCTTTCATCTCTTGCTCCATGAAGTTCCATACTCCTACAGGAATGTACTCTTCGCCTCTTTGTATAAGATATATCTGCTCTGCAAAAGCTTGATATATATTATCTTTATCAGCATGTTTAACAAGGTTTACAGGTGTTGCTATAAAATGGTGAAACCAAACTTTATCACCCTCCTGTATTCCTGTCTCTTTAGTGTCCTGCATTGGTACCTTATATACCGTACCATACTGTCTCGCTAACTTCATAGGATCGTAAGAGGTATCTCTATACAACTCCTTACCGTTTAACATTATAGTATCTTCTGTTTCTTTTTCTACCTCTATCCAGTAGACATCTTTAATTGGCTTCATTTTTGCTTATATTTACGTTTACTTTTTTTTACTTAACCTCGTACTCTTCTTCCAGTACTGCAGTGTTATACTCTATAGCTGTGGGTTGAGAGAAAAACCTTTTCCAAGGTCTTGAAAACTCTTCGCCATCTTTCTTTATATATACATCGTATACAACCTGTTGGTGTTTATACCACGCAGCTTCGTCTTGTATAATAGCTGTAACCTCTAGTGAACCCCCAAGCATTCTCTGACCTACCTGGTAGGTAAGACCTTGCTTTAAGTCCCCTATTGTTATCTTTCTTATAATGGGGTTTATTGATTCCATTTTTCTTTAATTTAAATTTGTTATGTATTCTACTCGTATAAATCTCTAGACATTTTTATAAATCCAATCTGGATACCTCTACCTGCTGCACTTAAAGCTTGAACTCCTACAAAAGGCAACAAATCTATATCGTCAGTCATAATTAAAGATTTTGTTGTACTAACAGATTGAGTTGCACCACCTGCTGTAGCAGATGTAACTAGACCATACTGAATATTATTTACAAAAACACTAATTTTTCTATTTTCATCAATAGAAATTCTTAATTTATACACAGTGCTAGCAGCAACTGCTATACCTAAATCTGTTATATAATCTACTCCCGATACACTATACACAAAATGAAGATTACCATTAGTTGTTAAAGCTCCTAAATCATCATCAGTAGCGTACAAAAAGTAAGCTTGATTTGCGTCTGTAGCGTAAGCACCAACCTCTGTTAGCTTTAATCCTGCCCATATAGCAGAATTGGTTATAGTACCCGATGTAGATATAGCAGAATCAAACTGTATTCTATTTTCTGTACCAAAAGGCACTGAAGACCATGCAGAAGAATCAAAAGTAGCTGGCATTTCAGTCTCACCATCTCTAGTGGTTAAAACAGTAAAATCATTATCAGTAGTTCCTGTAACTAGTTTAATCCCAGCAAAACCATTAGTAGGTCTTCCAGCATTACCGCTTACTTGAACAGAGCCAGAATTAGCACCACCCAAAACAAAATTTTGATTAGGAGTAATATAAGAATCTATTACAAAAAATAATTTAAACACTGTGGCTGAAATATCAGTTCCATTAGTACCAATTCTAATTCTACAACTACCATCAGCAGTATCAAAAACTATTACGTTAACCATAGCATTGTCTGCAAGATTTACACTTGAATCTATTATACTAACTAAAACTTGAGATGTAGCTCCGTATATATGATCATTGTTAAATTCAAACTGTACAGTATCTGTAGCAGCTAAATCAACTGATTGCATAGTTATAACACCATACTTAGCATTCAAGGTTACAGCCGTTGTTGCACTTGAAGCTTGAGTTACTTGAGCATCTGCTATACCTAAACTTGGAACTTTTTCAAAATACTCTACAAGCTCAAACCTATCATCTGATTGAGATACTGTACCATTCACTTTAAGATTTGAGTTTTTATCTAAAGTCATAGACACAGATCCATTAGTGCTAAAACTAAATGAATCATCAGAATGATTGTAAGATATTTTACCTACATCATTGTCATTAGCATCACCAAAAAACATATTACCTTTATGTGACGCACCTGATAATATAGATAAACCAGTATTAGTTGAAGACTCTAAAACAATTTCATCAGCTAAAGAGTTTGCTGTAACTGAACCTGCAGATGTAGACAAAACGTGTAATAATCCATCAGGAGTAGACCCTGTATTACCAATACCTACTTTAGGGAAAACAGCTTTATCTGTAGACAACTTCATAGCAACATTATTTCCAGCACCACTTTGAATTTGTTTTAAGTTAGTGTTAGAAATCTCACTTGAAGATTGAATTAAATTTTTATATGTAGATGCTATTGATCTTCCTTTTAAATCTGACATTTTATTTTTTTCTTATTTTCTCTATAGACCTACCTGCAAAGTAAGCTCCATATACTGTTATTAATAATGTTTGATATATAGGTATATAACTCTCCTGAATAGCAAACTCCCCTATATTACCGTCAAACACTGACAAAACTACAAAAATTGCAGTTAAAAATATACATATCAAAGGTCTAATGTTCTTAGATAGCCAGTTATCAGACTTCATGTCGGCCTCCCAACGTCTAGTAACTTGTTCTTGTGCTTGAGATTCAGCTTGCATAAGAACTTCTTCCATTTTACGCTTTGCTTCTAATCTCTCCTCTTCAGAAGTGCTAAGATTATCTATTACATCACCGACTTGTTTAACAACACCACCACCTAAAAAATTTAGTAACTTACTCATATCTATACTAATCTGTAAGCAGTGTCCCCTTCATCATCTTTGTACGCTTCTAAAATCTGCTTTCTATTACTATTCTTTTTTAAGGATATGTGTATCCAGGAGAAGTCAAACTCGTTTATCATCTGATCAAATTCTAACCCTGACTCTATAATCCAATCATAAATAACTTTGTTATTCATTTTTCCTTTTTCCCAAAACTGGAGATCCAAAGCTTCAGCTTTGCTATGCTGGCTACGAGATGAACCGCCAATTGCACGATTAAGTGACGGGGAACGATAACCACTACTAATCCTAACAGGACCAATAGCGTCACGAAGAGGCTGTATAAGATTATCAATGAGCCTTTGCATGTTTTCCAAGTGTTTCTCCGACATCTCATTGTTTATACCTAATCTTTTTGCTGTGTTACTGTGTTCTATCTCTGCACGAGAGAAATTTTTACTTAGTTTCATAATTTAAATTTAAAACGCTTCCATGACTATTTCATCTATAGAGTTTTGAACCTCCTTAAGGGTTGCTTCCATAGTCATCATAATATTTGCTTGAAATCTTTTTACTTCTTCGTTATTATTAAATATAACAATAGTAGGAACAACCACTATTTTATATTCTTTAGACCATCTTGAATCTGCAGCTATATCAACTCTTTGAATTTCACAGTCTGATAGTTTTGATAACCAAGCCACTTCGTTAGCTTTATTAAAACTAGCATTAAACTCAACAGCAACCATTCCGTCAGAAAAATCTTGACCGTATATTGTTGATGTCAGAATAAAAAATATAATTAAAAAGTTTTTCATAAGATTACCTTAACTTATCAATCTTCTCCTCCATTCTAATCATTTGACTCTTAATGTCTTTAACGTCATCCTGAGTTGACATAATTGTTTGTCTAATAAGTTGATCTTTCATATCATACTCCATACGAGTAATTTCTGGATCAGGAGGAAGAGGTAATTTTTTAGCCTCTGCTATATCTGCTTGCAGTACAAACCAACCACTAATTACTGCAGCCATTACAAAACCTATACCTGCTAAAGTCTTTAGACTTATATTAAAAGACGTTTCTTCGCTTAGTTCTTTTGCCATTTTTAGAATATTACATAATTAAGGCCAACGCTAAAGTTGTGCCACTGTCTGTTCCAATACTTATTGTATCTTCCTTCCACAAATATACCAAAACTTTTATTAAATCTATAACCATAAATTAAACCTAAAGAATAGTCAACCCATTGACCTTCATTAAACTTATGATAAGAGTAAGTATTCTTAGTGTCTAAGTGGTATGGCATAACATTACCCCAAGTGTGAAACCAGAAGTCTTTTGTGAAATGATAATAGTCCATACCCACAACAAAAGAATACTCAACTATATTAGATATAGAGTTTCTTTGTTTTTCTACATAATTATTTATAACTTGTGGTATAACAACTTCTTCCCACACTTCTTGACTGCTGGCTACAAGAGTTCCATCAGGCGAAAAGTACTCTCCCCCTAGGGTGATGTTGTACCCCTCTTGAAGAGCAAGGTATGTATAATGAAGAGTTCCATTATCTAATACCCAGTCTTCTAAAGGATTAAAGCCATAAGGTTCGGCAAGTCTTTGTACTAAACCCCCATTTAATGAAAGCTTACCGCTCCTTATCTTTAATCTAAATCTTTCTGATGCTTCAAAATATTTTATATCTGCAAAACCATCCTCAAGGTACTCTACTTTACTCACCCATTTATCTGCAACATATCTTACAAAGTGATGATGATTAGTGTAGTTTACCCCTAAACGTCTTACAAAATCAGCCTCGAACAAATATTCAAAACCATCAACTCTACCAATGGTTGCGGCATCAGAATAAGAGTTTTCCGTACCATTATAAAAAGTGTTGGCTCTGTTCTCATATCCGAATCTTTTAATCTTTCTAATACCAATAGATATATTATAATCAAATGGTGTTTTAATAGTTTCTTCTTCTAAAGATCCAGATGTTACAGACCATATTTGATCATCACCTAATGATGTACCACCATTAACTGCAGCGTAAAATGTAGAGTATTTAAATATTTTATGTAAATCTTGAGCTTTACAAGACGGAGCAAATAATCCAAAAAACACAACATAAAATAAAACTAGTATTACCCAAAATAACAAATACCCAACATCAGGTGTAAAAAATTCTTTTAATCTTTTCATTTCTTTAATATGCTTTTAGTAGTAGTTACACCATCATATGTTACACTAAAATAATACACTCCTGAATTTAATAAACTCATGTTTAATTGATTTAAACCTTTTTTAGTATATCTTTCTTTTACGTGTATTACTACTTTACCTGCTGAGTCATAAACAACAACCTCTACCTTTCCGTTAGTTAGTATATTTATATAGTCAGTTACGGGAACAGGATACATAACTACGTTATGTCCTCTCAATAAATCTCTAGTATCTAATGGGCTATCCCAGCTACAGCTCCAGTATAATTCTTGACATTTATCGTCCCACTCATTATTACAACAATAAGGATCTACCATTAAAACCCAAGCGTAACATGTGTCATTCAACCAATATGGATTACCAGGACCATCAACACAACCTGCGTCATACAAACAACTACCATCCTCTGTATTAGAAAACTCGCTATAATTATGTGCCATCTGATCCATACATCCTTCTATAATGTCTATACAAGCATCATTATCTGTGTTAGCTGTTTCGTCATAATTAAACGACTCTGGATTAGTGCATCCTAATACAATATCAATACAAGAGAAGTCCTCTGTGTTAGCGTTTACACTATAATTAAACGCTGCAGGATCTGTACAACCATAGACTACTTCAATACAAGATTGGTTGTCTGCATTTGCAAGAACATCGTAATTAAAAGCAGTAGAGTCCATACACCCATATATAGGAAGGATACAAGTATTATCGTCAGTATTTGCTTCAGCGTTGTAATTTAAAGCGTTAGGATCATCGCATCCATATATAAATGATACGCAAGATTGATTATCGCTATTTGCAAGTGGATTGTAGTTATACATTGTATTGTCTGTACAACCGTATATAGGTGTAATACAAGACCCGTCATCCAGGTTAGCATCTAAAATATAATTTAAAGCTATAGGATTTGTACACCCATAAACTATTCCTTCACAACTCTGATTATCAGTGTTAGCTAACGGGTTATAATTATAAGCTGAAGAATCAGTACAACCGTATATTATATTTATACAAGAACCATCATCAGTATTTGCGTCCTGATTGTAGTTCAAAGATTGAGGGTTTATGCATCCGTAAATATATTCTAAACAGGTTCCGTTATCTGAGTTAGAAAGAGGATCATAATTAAATGCAGTAGAATCACCGCACCCAAATACAAAAGAAATACAATTATTGCTTTCTGTGTTTGCTTCTTCATTATAGTTATACATTGTTGCGTCCATACATCCAATAACAACTTCTACGCATAACCCGTTATCTGTATTTGCTGCTATATTAAAATTAAACATGCTTGGATCCGTACAACCTTCTATAACATCAACGCAACTTTCATCGTCTGTATTAGCTAAAGGTTCATAATTAAAAGATGCCTCGTTAGTGCATCCATACACGTATGGTATACAATCATCGCTACTATCTGTAGCCTCAGGCATAAAGTTAATTGATAAAGGATTAGTGCAACCAACAACTTCAAGTTCATCACAAACTTCATCTAAATCAATATCATTAAGACAATCTCCGTTACAATCTTCGTAAACTTCTACTGGATAAAAACAACCACCATTGTCTGCGTTAGCTTCTTGGTCATAATTACAAGCCTCAGAATCAGTACATCCTAAATAAATACAATTGCCATCGTCTATATTAGATTCTGCATTATAGTTCCAAGCCTGGTTGTCCATGCAACCATAAACTATAGCTTCACAACTTTCATCATCAACATTAGCTTCTGCATTATAGTTAAACGCTAAATCGTTTGTACAACCTAATACAATATCAATACATTCTTCAGATTGAGTGTTAGCAAGAGAATCGTAATTTAAAGCAAAAGGATCTAAACAACCTTCTACAACTGGAATACAATAATCTCCACAATATGGCATAACACTATATACATGCCAAAAAGGAGCTTGATAAGCTTTTAATATTCCCGCCCCATTATTCATAAAAGGATTAGTTCCCGCTTGTATTGTTGTAACACCATTAGAGTTTATTAGTCTAAAAGAATTGTGCATTGTTTGGAACTCTACTTCAGCTTGAGGCTGCTGAGGCTTCCCTATCTCGAAATAATAAATATCTATAGGTTTATCAGTAGATAAAGTTATTTCAAACTCTTGATAGTATTCTCCTGCTACCACAGTATAAGTTCCTATAGATACACCACCCTGAACTAAACCTATATAGGAGTCTCCCCATCCATCACCTGCATCATCCTCTATAATTAAAGTGTAATCACAAGATGGGATTATATCATTTAATGTAGCCTCAGGATTGTAATTAAATGAAGATGGATTTAAGCAACCTAAAGTGTGTGGGTTTGTACAACTTCCATCATCTACATCTGCAAAAGGATTATACTCTATATAGTCAGGATCCATGCAGCCATAAACTACAGGTATAGGGCAGTTTTCTAATTGTATAACTCCTGAGTATGCTGCGTTACCAAAACCTGCATCAGGTAAAGACCATAAAGTATCTAAAACCCCGCAAGGTTCTAAGTCACCTAAAATAACAAAGTTACCATCTACACCTCCGCTATATAACGACCCTTGCATACCGTCACCGTATGTATCACTTATTATAAGTTCCACACCAAATTCTGGAGCACACAAACTATAAGATATTGTAGTATTTGCTTGATTGTAATTATAAGTGTTGCCTAGAACACTTTCTACTGGTTGTCCTGTAGATATATCAGTAAGAATCCACCCAGTTTCGTTTGGATATTGATCTAGAGTAACTTCTAAAATCATTCTAGCCTCACCATCGCTACACTCTGTATTTATACAGCTACCATTGTCAACCTGCGCCCAAGGGTTATAATTGTTAGCATCTTGATCTGTACAACCCAATACTGGAAACTGACAAGAATTATTATCAACATTGGCTAGAGAGTCGTAATTAAGAGCTAAGGGATCTACACAACCTAACACTGTGTCTATTGGTGCTTCACAGTCACCTGCGTCATAACCAAATTCTTCACAATTAAAATCTATAGGGTTACCATTCCATGTATACGAACCATCGTCACAAAAACCATCACTTAACCAGTTTTCTGGAGATGGTGTTCCAAAACAGTCAACAAATGTGCTGTCTTGAGAAAATGAGTTAATAGTAATAAATAATAGTAGGTAACTTAATTTCTTTAACACTTCCATCGTCTTCGTGCTTGTCGGATTCTTGAATTAGGATCGTTTTGAGTCTTTTGACTGCTACGTTTTAATTGACCTAGTGATCTAGCACAATAAGATTTACGTCTTTTAGCTGCTTTACTACCAGGCTTTACTTTACCAGTTACTGCAGTTTTAAGCTTGCTACCAGGGTTTGCACGTCTGTAAGCCTTAACACCTTTCTGTGTCATACCTGCACCAGACTTAGTAGGCCTAAAGTTACCAGACTTAATACTAGTCTTTATGCCCATACCTTTTTTAGCTTTCTTTACTGCTTTCACTTTTTTATATCTAGATACTCTGCCTTTAGTGTTCTTTTCTATTTGAGCTCTACGTTTCTCTCCAGGAGTGAGTTCACTCCAAGTAGTAGGCGTATCTTTTGTTATTCTTTTAGTAGGGCGAAAAGTATTTTCTCCACCCTCGTAACCTTTTTTGCCTTTAGGTGTACGCCAGTCTTCTTTGAACCAGCGTTTAAGTCGTAAACCTGCTGCTGTCTTTCTAACTGCCATTACTTTTTCTTTTTAGAATAAAGTTTATCACCTTTCTTTATTACTTTATAACCAAGAGCTCTTTCTATTTTTTTTGTTTTATATATGGTAGGATGTTTTCTACCTTTTAAAATTCTACCTGTTTCAGGAACTCTTGATTGCATGTGTCCAGTAGCGTCAGGTTTTATACCTCTTTTATTAGCCTCTTCATAGTCATACCCATATTTAAGTTGAGTTGACTTTTCTTTACTAGTTCCTTTTGCTTTATCAATTTTTTTATCTGCACGTTTATACCTGCGAATATCTTTTTTAGACATTTGCTCTCCTTTGTACATGCGTCCTTTAGCAGCCTTTTTAGCAAACCTTTTTTCTAATTTTTTTATTTTTTTAACAGGATCTGCCATTACTTCTTCTTTTTACCACCTTCACCCCAGTTAGCAGCACCTACTTTTCTACACTTAGCCATTGCACCACTTCTATAAGCTGAAGTCTTAGGTCCGTATCTAGATACTACCTTGTGGTAGCAAGCGTCTTTTACAGAACCACCTTTCTTCATAACCTTTACGCTACTACCTTTCTTCTTTCGCTTTACAGCTTTACAAGTGCAATTCTTTCCCATTATTTTTTAGCAAATTTTTCTACACCAGAAATACCAAACGAGCCTAACACAACCCACACGAAGGAATCGTATACAAACTCGTTTATTACTAGGTCTGATCCAACCCACCCTGTAACAAGGTCAGCTATCATTATAAGGCACATAATAGCAAAGGCTATAAACC